ATTTCTTTCAATGTCTGAAGCAGCACGGTCTAACTGACCACGGATAGTGGTGCTATCAAGACCTCTGTTTATTAAATTTTGCTCCATGCTTGCAAGCTGAGTATCTCTCTGCTCGTCAAACCGGCGATTAATTTGGCCTTTAGTTTCCTTAGCCATGTTGTCGTACATGCCTAATCCGGTTTCGGCTCTTTGACCGTATCGTTTAGCTCTTTCGCCTTGAGCAGTTCCGGCAGCTCCTGCTGCCGTTTCCCTGGCAGCACCAAATCCAGCAGCTCTTTCCTCAGCTGCTGAGCCAAACTTTTCTGTCATTCCTTTTCCAAGCTTGTCAAAGCCTTCGGTTGTTGCTTTGCCAGTTGCTTGAGCAGCTTCTTTCCCTGTTTTCCCGAGCTCAGAATAACCCTTACCTAATTCGCCAAGCCTACCTTCAGCTCTAGAAGCAAGGTCTTGAAGTGTTCCAGAAGCAAGTTGACCTGCTTTCGTTTGAGCTTGATCAGAAATGCCAGCAGCATCTTTACGTGCTGCTGCAAAATCTTTTCCTACTTGCCCTTTACCTTTTGCATATCTCCGACCAGCAGCATCTACTTCACCCGAAACAGCTTTATCTACTTGGCCACGGGCCTTATCAAAAGCCTTACCTGTCTTTTGCTCAGCAGCACCCATTGCTGCACTAGCTTGTTTGGAAGCATCATCAAATGCTTTACCAGCAGTTTTAGCAGCACCTCCAAAAAGTTGTCCTGCTTTTCCCTGTTGCTTTTCATACTTACCGAGGACATCAGCTGCTGCTTTTTGTCGGGAACGAGCATCCTTGCCTTCAAGGCTTCCATAACCAGCTTTTACTTTGCCTCTTCCACTCTCAACAATTTTTCTTTGAGCAGCAGCTTCTGTCTTATACTTACCTACTAGTTTATCTATATCTTTAGATGAACGATCCAGTACGCCTTTTCTAGCTGCTTCTCCAAGCTCTCCGATTTTTCCAGAGACATCTTCCCCAATTCCCTTAACTTTTTCTCCGGCGGCAGATGCAAGCTTTCCAAGACTACTTTGTCCAGCATCAAACCTATCAGCTGTATCTTGAACACGACCCTCTCCTCCTGTTAATACATCTGTTCTGGTACCATCCGCTATCTCCTTCATCGCAGACGATACATCTCCACCAAGGCCAGCCATTGCCGAAGCTAGGCCATCATGCCTTGAACCTAAAGCATCTAAACGACTTTTTTGCTCATCAACAAGCTGGTCATATCCTCTAAGGATTTGCGCATAACGAGCTTCGTTTGCTGCGTTGCCTTTTTGGCGCGCGCTTTCAAACTCAGCTATTACTTGTTCAATAAGTGATTGGTGATAAGGAGTCTCAGCCATTATCCTAGTCCCATTAAGGAGTTCATCATTTTAAGTTGTTGCATAGCAAGACCTGGGTCACCTATCATCTGTTCACCCATGCCATAATCTTTTTGTTTGAACGGTCTCATCCGTTCTATCTTCTGTCTTTGCTGCCCACCACGAGCAGCCATTGTTGTCTGCGAGTTGTCGATATTGTTTTTGTTCCATGTCCGACTGTAATCATTAGACGTACTGCGATTTCCACCGTGGTAAGAAGAATAGCTGTTGTCGTAGTTACGGCTCTTATCAATATTGGTAGTGTTAGTAATTGGATTAAAGTGAAATGGACTTGGCCCACCTCCAGCACCACCTTCTGGACCAGAAGGCAACCCTCCAGTATCGACACTTTCACCACCAGCACCTGCTCCTCCACCAGCGGGAGGCATTGGCATATCGCTTATTTGTCGGCCACCAGCAGGAGGCATTGGCATACCTCCACCCATACCACCCGCAGGTACATAACCTCCTGAGTTGCCAGCACCTCCACCGGCTGCGGGCATACCTCCACCAGCAGAAGGACGCTTGAAGGGCTGATTATTACTCCATCCATAAGCTCTTGACATACGATTAACTCATCTGTGTTAGGGTTTCTTCGTACCAGTTACCGTTGTAAGCAACGCACAACTTTGCAGTTGATCCCGCACCAAACAACAACACAATTTCACCATCAACAGGACTAGTGCTTAAGTCCGTTGAATCAGTTTCGTCGCTAGTAACTACTGGAATAGCTACAGCTCCACTAATTGTAATTTGTGCAGGGTCAGTTAACGCTAGGCGAGCATTGGCACGCCTAGCTCTCGGAGGAAACTTTGGACCTCTGTTGAGTCCACCAACTAATCCACTCATTACCACTGTCTCCCTCTTGGGCCATCAAAGCTATTAAGCTCAATTCCCAAAAACTCAAATGCCCAGGTCTCACTGTTAGTATTGTTTTGAAGCTTTACATATATATTATGACCAACTGCTCTTCGTCTTTCTGATTTATTTCTGCCAGCAGACCAAGTTCCAGTAAATATTGTTTGTGCACTAGCAGCAGCTTCTGCAAGCTGTGCAGTTTCAGCAGCATAAACAGTAAAAGCTACATCATTGCTGCCAGTCGCAACAGCAGCACCTAAATCAGTAAGCATTATCTTAGGTCTATTTGCTAACTGTATAGGTCCCAGGAACACAAAGCTGTCTATTGCAACACCATCATCTGCTTTAGCAGGAGTGTCGTAATCAAACTTGCGAACATACCCGTCTTGGCCACCAAGCAATACAGTTCTATCAGCTGCCGCATCACCATCAAAGGTGTGCACTGACACTGGGTTATGTGCCGCCGTAGCAAACTTATCCGGCCACCATGATTGATTCCTAACATCATAATAGAAGTTAGTGGTTGCTGATCCATCCAGTGGAGTCAGGAACACGTAGAAGCCTCTTTCACGGTCTGACCACACCATCCTTACGGAAGTAGTATCAGCATTGAAAGCATTCAGGCGTTCGGGTATTTGCTTCTCACTCAGGTTCTGAGGAGGAGACCCAGGCTGCATTTGGTAGACACCACCACGGGAGCCAAAGAAATAAACAATTCCTTCTGGGCTTTTGCAATAAGGTCTACCAAATGGAGCACCGATAGTATCTGAAATAAGGTCTAAACGACCGCCTTCAGCAGGGTCCCCAGTCATCTGATAAATACTATGGTCTCCAAAAAACAATAGTATGTCATCACTATACGGACACATGGCATTTATAATGTCAGGGCTTTTGCCTGCGTCTGCATTGTTACCTGCCACGGCCTGGGTGGCCGTGGGTGTTGCTGGAGCGTAGTTCCAGTCAGTAGCATCTCCTACCTTGGACATGTACCAGTTATGAGGATCTGAACTTACCCCAGCCTGGACAATTCGTCCACGCCAAGTTTCTATCAGTCTTGGCTCATTACTACTGTCGGCAGGAAGAGATCCTGCTGATGCTGTCCAAGTACCTACTGTGTTAGTTGATGCAGTCCACTTTTTAGTGCTGGCACCGTCAGCAAAATAAACAACGCCGAATAGCTGGGCTGAAAAGATAACAGGAACAGTGCTGGATAATGCACTACTTCCATTTGTAGCAGTAGTGAACGAAGAACTTGTTACCTTAGCAACAGTACCATTGGTAACGGCGTAAGTATACACCGTCCTCGCACCAACCTCATTTTGGTTAGCTGGGGTAGCTCTAGCTACAACCTGACCAATATCTTGTACTTTGCCATCAGCTGTTCGGGCGTTTACATACTTTGACAACCCAGCACGCTGGCCACCACGAGAGCGCCCAGTAGAAGGTTCATAAGCACGGACATTCTGACACTCGGCGGTGCTATTACGTGGTTGTGTTTCAAAACCTGTAGACTCCACTAAACCAAGATTAGGCCAAGGCATATCAAACCTTGTCCTTAATCTTGCCATTAGCTCAAAGTGCCACCGTTGTTAGCGAAGACATTCCAAATTAGATCAGCACCTAATTTAGTGCTAATGAAACTAACTGTATCACCAGCATTTGCACAGGTCATTTGAACGGTTTGTGTCCCGTCAATAGAACCAATTTTTGTTGCTGCACCAGTAGTATCACTTGTTGAACCAGTGATCACTAAATTATTAGTGTCCTTAGTCTGGAAGTTTACTGTAATGACAATGCCTTCACGCGCTGGGTTAGCTAGTACACGAGCACCGCCACCACTTGCACTGGTAGAAACCACGTTGCAAATACCGAAGGTGCGATCAATAGGAATAACCCCATTTGCGCCCGGATCTTCGATAAGAAGCTCTGGTTCTCTTGAAATTTGTTGAAGAATATTATGGCCTGACATGGATATCCCTTTACGAAATAATGTGTAGTGCAGCTGTGCCAGCTGCGTTTGCTTGTAGTTTCAAAAATGCAACGCCTTCTATAGCGCTGTCTAAAGCGTAGCTTTTACCCGCAGCAACAGTTGTCGAAACAGCAGATCCACCGCTGTACAACTGTTGATAAGTTCCGTCTTCAGTATTTGCTACCCAATAAGTTATTGCCGTTATCGAAGAACCCGAAGGTACGTTGCAAACGGCCTTGCGAAATCCTGAAAAAACAATAGACGTTGAATTGTCTTTGTCATCACTAATAGTGACAGACGAAAGCAACATGTTTTGTGGACTAATAGTTGACATGTATCACCTATGGGTTTGTATCGTAAAAGGCACTTCCATTGTACTTTACAACGTCACCATTTACATAACGATTGTCTTGTTCTGTCATCATCACGGTATCACTAGCGTCTCGGTTATAGCCAGCGACATCTGGAGTGTTGATTTGTTTGTCGTAGGCAATTGATGCCTGCAATCTTTGCATGAAGTTAGCTGCATGAATACCAGCATTGTTTTCCTGACGAGCTTCAGCAACTGCCAAACAACTAGCAAGTATTGTTTCCGCATGAGCCTCACCTCCCAATGGGTACGGATAACTTGCCGTAAGTTTTGCTGGGAGAGCATGGTACCGATAAGAAACCGTATACGCTGCATCGGGAGTAGGCCACAACATTAATTGAAATCGTTGACCATTAGATCCATCACTACTTATTGGCCGAATAGCCATAAAGCGTGGATCAGATTGCTCTGATCCGCTGTCTCGTTGACGAAGCAATCTTATGCGAGCTTCACCAGTCGTTTCAATTGGGCTCCAACGATCATCGCTAGTAGCATAAGTCGCTACACCAATCATCCCACCAAAATTAGCCGACAAAGTATAGTCCTTTGTTCCA